AATTAGAAAAAACTAATCTTACATAATTAAATAGTACTACAAATATATCATCAAACACGCTATTTGTCAAAAAATTTAAAAATCAATTGAAAATTATGTAAAATTATAGTATAATATATTTAGTATGGCAGTAGCCATTTTACATATATTCCTTTTTGCACACTAACGTCTTGTTAGTTTTACATATAAAAAAATCTTACAACAAATTGGAGGAATTAAAAATGAAAAAAATTGTTTCTATGTTACTGATGATGGTTTTGGCAATCTCTGTATTGACTGGTTGTAGTGATACCGATAAAGCTCGCCAGCTTGAGGTGGCTGCAAATCTCGAGGAAGCACAACAGACTCCTACCGATATTGATTATTCTCTTGAAAGATATAATCTTATTCGGAGAGCCTATTGGGTAAATGGTCAAAGAGAGAAAGCATTGGCATTGCCTTGTTCCATTGAAAAGCCTTTGGGTTATGTTATTTTGATAACCGATAATGGTGCAATATTAGGTAATTTTGTTGTTGATGGTAAGGTTTCATCCCTTAATAGTTTTTTAACACCAGATACAACTTATCCTAATAGTACTGGAGCAAATTGGTTAGCTGATGTAGATGGTAGCTATGGAGAAAATGATGCAGGTATTTTTTTCTTTACTCCTGACGGAAAATACATTGAGTGGACAGGAACATATCTGTATTCTGATATTCCGTTTGAAGTAGAACAACCTGTTCTTAAAATTAGCGATTAACCATCTCGCAGTAATTGGAAACAGCCACATGGAGATAATCTATGTGGCTGTTTTCATATCTATTTACTTTTATGTAAATATCTAGTATAATAAAAGTAGTATGGCAGTAGCCATTTTATATATATTCCTTTTTGCACACTAACATTCTGTTAGTTTTACATATAAAAAATCATACAACAAATTGGAGGAATTAAACATGAAGAAAATTGTTTCTATTTTATTGCTAGTAGCAATAACCCTTTGTATGCTTGCAGGTTGCGATAGCGACTATCAGGAACAAACTTCTGATGTAGAAAAACAGCAGAGTATCACTAAAGACCTTCAACAGTCTCAACCTACTCCGACAGATATCGACTATTCTCTTGAACGGTACAATTTAATTAGGAGAGCATACTGGGTAAATGGTCAGAGGGAAAAGGCTTTGTCTCTTCCTTGTCCTGTTGAAAAACCTTTGGGCTATGTTGTTCTTATGTTAGAAGGTGTTGGTGTAGTTGGAAACTACGTTATTGATGGAAAAGTTTCATCTTTAAATAGTTTCTTGACACCTGACAGTGAATATTATGAGTATTCTGCTGGTGAAACTTCTAAAAAAAATAACTGGCTTGCCGATGTTGACGGTAGCTATGGAGAAAATGATAATGGTATCTTTTTCTTCACCACAGATGGCAAATATATTGAATGGACAGGAACATATATTTATTCCGACATTCCTTATATTGTAGATGACCCTATTTTAAAAGTACAGGAGGAAAATTAACATGAGTAAAGTAGGAACTATTATCGTAACAATCATCAGCGTCATCCTTATTGGAGCTATCATCTTTTTTGGATTTACTCCAGGAGGTAGAAGTGTTTGGAACAGCTATACTCATAGCTTAGAGAAAGCTGATGAAAATCAGTATGAAACCAAAAAGCAGGTCGAAGATACTGCACGTTCTATGATCGCATCGTATAAATCCGATGTTGCTACTTATGAACAATATAAAGAAAGCGACAACGAAGAAAAGCAAAGCTGGGCAGAGCAAGCAAAAATGAGAGCAAACAGAACTGCTAACTCTTATAACGAGTACATTCTGAAAAACTCTTATGTGTGGGAAGATAATATTCCTAGCGATATTGATTACTCACTGCCTATTGTTGAATAATCTTTGCTATCCGTAAATTAGAAATACCCCAGAGTGTGTTTTACACCTCTGGGGTTTCTTCTTAATATTATAAAAGTTCTTATTTTAGCAATAAATAAATTGATTAAAAATTATTTCTTCTACAGAATTTTTTATATTATTCATTTAGAACTATAATTTTATATTTGTTTAGCTGTCATTTAAAAACATATTTTTACAAAAATTAAAGTGTACTTAACTTAAGTCTACTGGGTTAGGACTTATGGCAAAGCCAAAGCCAATAGCTACGAAGAAATTTCAAATGATGGATTCTATGTAGCAAGAATTAGCTTATTCTTTTCACTTGGGTAATGATAAAAATAAAAGTAAATTAGCAAAAAAAGAATAAAAAGAAAAATAATGATACCAGATTTTAAAAGGAGGAAAAAGTTATGGATAATGAATTACCAAAAATAAAAATTGATGAA